GTCGTCAGTTGCTCGGCCATGTCCTCCCGAAGGTCGTCGTCGAGCGTGTCGATTTCCGTCTCGTCGTCGGGTTCGAGAGCTTCGAGGCGCTCGGCCGCCTCGCGGAACTCGTCGTTGTCGCTGTCGACGTGGACCAACAGGTCGTTCCCGAACACGTCCACCTCTGTCCCGAGTTGTTCCTTGTCGGCGTGGACGACCAACTCCTCGACCCGTTCGTTCTGTTCGTCGATCCGCTCGCGCGTCTCGTCGGCTTCTTCCATCAACTCCAGCAGACTCTCCCGGCGTTCGTACTGTTCGACGGTGAGTGTCTGCCGGGCCTCGTCGTCGTCCATCGCCCGCAGTTCCCGCGGCGTGTACTCCATACTAAGCCCGACTTACTGCCCGGGTGAAAACGTGTCGGTGGTTACGCCGTGGCGTCGGTGTTCGTGATACTGGACACGTCCGGCGCTCGGAGTTCGAGACTCATCCCCATCCAGTCCTCCCGACTGCCGCCGATTTCCGGCATGGTCGGGAAGTAGGCGTCGGCGAACTCGATGTCTTTGGTCGACCCGTCGGCGGCGTTCATCGTGACCGTGACTGTGTAGCGGTCCACGTCGGCCGACCCGTCAGTCTCACTCGTGGCTTCGTCCCACTCGACGGTTCGGTCCCAGGTTTCGAGGTCCCACGACATGACCTCGCCCGTGATGTCGAACGCTCGCGCCGTTTCCATCACGTCGACGAATCGGGTGTCGCCCGCTCCCCTGAGTTCGGACGTGTCGCGGTCGGGTGTGATCGTGACTTCCTGGAGGACGCCGATGGGGTCGGTCGGCAGGCTCCCGCCGGAGAGTTCGAGGACTGCTTCCTGGCCTCTGAATTTCTTGGGCATACCGGCGTATCGGCCCGCGTCGGGCAAAAGCGTAGTGGGGCGTTAGAACTCGCCGGGGTCGAGTAACGTCGTACACTGGAAGTCGGCCGTCACCGCCAGCACGAGACTGTTACCCGGTTCGCCGCTGAAAAAGTTGATCCGGTTGACGTGGTAGTCGTTGATACACCCCACCTCGCCGAGTGCGGTCAGTGACTCGTCGAGGACCGACGCAACCGGGTGGAGGATGTCCGGCACGAAGTCCATGTCGCGCGACCACTCGAAGTACATCGCCGCGGTGATCGTGAACTGCCAGTCGGTCGTCCCCGTGCGGGCGAACTCGTCAAGATACGTCTGTGCCGCGGGGTAGTCGATGCGGTCGAACGTGAGCGGCCCGCCGTGGGTTGAAGCGAACTGCGGCCCGGCGGCGTCGATGCCGTGGCGGACGGCCTCGAACGGCCCGGCCAGTCGGTCGGCCCAGTCGGTCATACCTGTGCGTGGGTCCGGCGACGGGTTAGGCGTAACGGCGTCAGAACTGCCCGAACGTCAGTTGCCCGATGCGGTCGGTCGTGTTCTCGATGGCCCGCCCGACGTAATCGTTCGGTTCGGTCCCCTCCTGCTGGATCTTCCGATACACCGGTCCCGCGGCCGACTCGTAGCCCAGCACGCGCCGCGACCACACCTTGATGGCCTCGAAGTCCGGGGTATGCGGCGGCTTCCCCTTCCAGACACCCTCGGCATACGGGACCCGCGTCCCCAGCCACACCACGCCGTCGCCCGTGCGGAACACCTGAAATGATTCTTGAAGTCTCCCGGTCGCCCCGACTGGCGCTTCGATCTTCAACTGATTCACTAACTCATTCGCCACTTCGAGCGCGACCTGTTGGGCGGCGTCCCCGAGTTCGGCCTCCAACTGCTGGAGGTCGAGGCGTACCATCACCATGATTAGACGCTGAGGGTTGCCATGCCCGGCGTGGTCACGTCGTCGATCCGCTGGCGGAGGTCCTCGGTCAGCATCTCGCTCGTGCCCATCGCGTTCGATAGCTCCTCCGGACTGGCCGCCGAAATGGTTTCGTCCTGTTTGCGCTTCCGGAGTGCGTTCTGTATCATCTGCACCTGGATGTTCTGGATGTCCGTCGGCGGTTCGTCGCCAAAGCCGCGGTCGTAGGTGACGCGCAGGACCGTCGCGTAGTCCTGCCACGTCACCCGCTCGGCGTAGCGGGTGAGTGGGTTCGAGTGTTGCTGTTGGCGAAGTGTTCGCGTGTTCGGCCGCCGGGCCAGCACTAAGCGGTGGTTAGTCCAGTCGTACCACTCGGGGTCGACTTCCTCCCAGTCCGACGAGAGGCTAATCTTCCGCTCGACTTGCGACACGGACTGGATGGGGTAGACGAGCGCCAGCGCCGAGTCGTCGGTCGTGCGGATTTCCTGCACCCGGTCGGTCTCGGTGAGTGGCGTTTCGTCGCCCCATAGCGTTTCAAAAATCCCGCGGGCCTCGGCTTCGAGTTCGACGAGGAGTTCGTCGAATCGGAGCGCGGCGTTGTCGTCGAAAAAGTCGTCGGCCTCGAAGTCGATCCGCTGGCGGATTCGCCCGAGCGACTGATAGGCGTCGGCGTCCGTCGAGACTGTCGGCATGGGCGAGGGTACGCGCGAGAAGGGGTTAGGCGTTCGGGTGGGCTACTGTTCGGTATCCGTGGTCGAATGAGCGGCCGATTCGTCTCCCGCAACTGCTGAACGCTCTTGGGTGGGTCGAACGCGCTCGATTTCGACTTCTTCCTGAACATCCCACTCTCCGCCTTCGGTGCCAACAGCATGACCGCAGAAATCGCAGGTGTGGGCCGTGACTCCGACATCCTGCATCAAGTTCACAGGCTCTTGTTTCTCCTCAACGAGCCTATTCACGCAACTACAGCGCGGACATTCAGCGACTATCAGGTAGAGGGTTGGCTGTTCGGTATCGTTCGTGTCTGTATCACTTCCCATGCCACCACATACGCCACCCGGCACAAAGTAAGTTCCGGTTAGTCCTGTTGGCAGTCCGGATCGGAGAGTTCCCGCCGCTGGCGTTCGGAGCGACACATGGCGACCACTTCGTCCCACCCGAGCGCCAGCGCCTCGCACTCCAGTTGAAACACCCCGTCGCCCGAGAGGTCCTGCACGGACCACGGGTAGGCCGTGTCCATATGTGACCCTATCGTGCGGTGGCCTCTTTGTCGTTGCCCCGAGAGGTACGGGCATGGACGGCGCAGGACTCGAACTGTTGCGAAAGATGGCCGACGGGTGGAGTGACGCATTCAACGAACAGGTCGCCAAGGGGACCCGGAACGCGCTGGACCTGCCGGCCTTCTATGATTTCTCGGAAGAACGATACCGCTTTGTCGAGAACGGGTCGCGGATTCGAGACCCCAATGCCGACAGCACGCGATTCACGGATCAAGACCAACAGTTCCTTATCGAACCACAGGCCGGCGACACGCTGGAGTTCAAGACTGCCGAAGCGCCCCGATACGTCGTGGGCAACGACGCCGACGTGAGTTGGTCGTTCCAGTTCCAGACACCGCTACAAGACGGGAGCGACAGCTTCACGCTATTCGTTGAGGGGGCGTTTGAACTCGAATACGACGGTGCGGGCAACGTCTCGTTTCGGTCGCTGGAGGACGGGGCCGAAAAGACCAGCACGGCCGTCTCGACGCCCGATGGTGTCGACACACCCCAGCGCCCGGAGTTAGAATTTAACTGGTATGCCGTCGGGCGGGCCGAAATCACCATCGACTATACCGAAGACAACGAACAGCAAAAGACGGACCCGGCCACGATCACCGTCGACGACGACTGGTTATCTGACGACCCGACAGGCCGCATCGGCTTCCGGTTGGACGTGGCGAACTCGGGCATCCAACTTGAAGCGGGGAGTATCGCGTACATCGTCAAGTCGGGGACAGACCCGACGGCCCGGCCGAAGCCCCACCTGTTCTCCGAAAGCGAACTTAACCAGATACCGGCCGATGGGTATGGTGTGGTGGGTGCGCTTCGGATCGACCCGGAACGGGATAACGTGTTCACGACGGTCACCGACGTGGCGTTTTTCGTCAATCAGGACGTGGACGCCGAACTCTGGCTATCGGCCGTGCCCGAGAGTTCGACCGACGCCGACTTTCTGGACCCCGACAACGACGGCACCGACGAGGGGCCGGCGTACCCCCGGAACAACTCGCCACAGAACACCGTTCTTCAGTGGACGCCCAACGTCTCGACGTTCCCCACCCGGACCTACGCCGTCACTGGTGAGCAAATCCCGAACGGTCGATCAATCGGGGCGGCCAAACAGGACGCTTCTGGCGTCGGGGCCAACTCACAGAAAACCGGCGAGTCGTTCATCAAACCGCGGCCGGTCTACCCCGATGACGTAGTGCTGATGATCGGGAACACACCGAACGCCTCGACCGCCGCCGATGCGTCGGTGTTCTTCGCCACCGACGAGGACTGGTAAGCGTGGCTTAGTCTTCGGAGTGGTACGGACACGGCAGGTCTCGGCCGCACACCTCGCCGTCCGACATGACCGTCTCGCAGGTGTCGGGTTCTGCTTCCTCGTCGGCACAGTGGTCGCACCCGTCGCGGTCGCCCGTCTCGTCGATCCGGCGGATACGCCCGCCTGTGTTGTGGAGTCGTCGGCACCGTCGCCGGTCGTGATACGTTCCGCTCCCGTTCGTATAGGGCATACCTACGGGTAGCGGGCCAGTCGGCAAAAAACGAAAGGGTCAGTCGGGTTAGGCGACCGGGGAGACCTGCGCGGCCTGGACGTGTGCGCCGAAGTCCTCCGAGACGAGGGTCCCGTAGGCGTCGAACGCCATCTGCTCCTGGGGCGCGACCTTCGCCAGCGGCTTCATGCTGGTTTCCTGGAGCATGGCGAGGTAGGTCGCGTCCATGTTGACCGTGTACGCCTGTTCGTACTGCGAACCATCGGCGCGGTCGAATATCCGCGGGATGGCGTGGGACTTGAACACCGGCACGTTGTCCAGCGTCAGCGTCGAGAACCCGGCCTGGAGTTCTTCGATGTTGCCCTCGTAGCGCTGTTGGCTCACGAGACTGTCACGGACCTCCTTGTGCCAGTCGAAGTCACAGACCACCGCGAGGTTCTGTTTCGGCGCGCCGGCATACTCGGCCTCGTCGATGAGCGTCCGGGTCGCCTGTTCGTAGTCCTCGGGGTTGGCGCTGGCCGGGTCGCCGACCTGGACCGGCGTCCCGCCCGTGTACGACCCGCCCGTAGCGAAGTCGTTCAGCCCGTCCCACCCGCTGGCGTTGTTCGAGGACCCCAGGATGATCTGGCGTTCGATCTCCTGTTCCATGGCCCGAAGGAACGCCTGCTGAGTCGTCGACTCGGCGTTCCGAAGGTTCGACGACGCGAGGATGAGCTTGTCCTCCAGTCGCGTGGCCGCTCCGAGGCCCACCACGTCGAACACCGGGTCGCCGTCGTAGGTGGCATCCGCGTAGTTGCTCCCGGCGCTGTTTCTGGAGTTCGACCGTGTTCTGACCGCGGCCACCTGGGGTCTTCGATCCCATCGGGTCGCGGTAGATCGTCATGTGGTCGAGGTCGCCGAACGAGTTCTTGAACATCGCGTCGGCGTCCTTCTTGATTTCCGTGCGATTCTTCAGGTGCTTGGCATCCGCACTCGGGCGGAAGTTGTTTGCACTCATTGTTACATGTCCTCCGCTTGTTCGGCCAGTGCCTTGTACGACGGCGTGCCCGACGTGGCGGTGCCGTCGTCGGTGACGCCCTTCGCCGCTGTCTGCCGGCCGTCGCCACCTTTCGAGAGGTTCGCTTCGTCGGCCCGCTCGCCCGCCGACTTCTCGGCGGTCTTTTCGTCCTCGTCATCGTCGTCCATCTCGTCGTCGCCCATGCCGTCCTCCTTGGCTTCCTCGTCGGCCGACGCGCTGATGCTGTCGATGGCGTCCATGACTTCGCCCGGGTCACGGCCCGACGCCGCGTCGATGATGTCGAGAATATCGCCCGGAGCCATGTTGTCGCGCTGTTCGGCCAGCATGGCCGCCGCCTCTTGGTCGTCTGCCTTGTCCGTCTCGACGGCCTCCTTGACCGACTCGACGGTTTCCGCGAGGTCGTCGACGCTCGCGGCCACCTCGCCGATGTCCGGCCCGCCGCCTGTGGTATCACCGTCGCCGGAAGCGTCCCCGCCCCCGTCGCCGGTCTGTTCCGGTGCCATACCGTCGGATTCCGGGCCGTCCCCCTTATGCGTGTCGCCACTCTGAGGCTTAGCGGCGCTTAGTGACTCGCCACACTCCGCGCAGGTGGCCGCCCGTTCGAGTGGGACGTGTTCGGCCATGCCGTAGATCGACAGGCCGGTGAGGTCGCCATTCTGGATTCGGTCCCAGGCGTCTTTGCCCCACTCGATGCCGACCATCCACGTCCCCGCGCCGTAGGTCTCGGTCTCGCCGCCCGGCAGGTCGAACGTGCGTTCTTCCTTGAGGACCCACGACTCGACCACCTGCCCGTCGCCGTCGATCAACGAGTGGTCCGTGTCGACGCCGCCGTCGCTCTTGAGGAAATCGTGGGCGGCCTTCTCTACGGTCGGCGTTGCCACCACGTCGCCCTCTTTATCGGGTTCCCGCGGGATCATCGCCGCCGCGTAGGACAGCCGCGCGTCGGACTCGTCGGCCTTCGACAGCAGGATAGGCGAGTCGGCCCGCCAGTCGTGGCCGTCGGCGTCTTTCGTCATGACCCACTTCGAGTCGACGGCCGGCACGTCCACACCGGACACGAGGTCAACCCCCACGTCGGCGATGAGTCCCGCGCCGCGGTCGAGTGCCTGCCGGAGTTGGTCGACGTTGCCGTTGTCGGCCTTCGACTCGGCCTGGAGCGCGCCGCAGATATTCTCGGCCGTCTCTTTGTCGTGGCCTTCTTCGTCGGTCATGGTCCGCATACAGGCATCCCAGTCGTCGAAGCCTGCAAACGGCACTATCGAATCACCATACCGACGTGTGCGGTCACGGAAAGGAAAAGCGTAGCGGCGTGTTTGTTACAACAGTTCGGTATTGAAAAGCCCGTTCGGTATGTGCCGCGTATCTATCACACCGAGTTGGTTGATTAGCTGTTCTTGATCGCCCGACTGGTCGGTTCCCGACGAACTTCGTACAGCGCCGAGACGTCGTTCGTGTCGCCAGGGTCAGTCCGCCACTCGACAACGAGGTCCCACGCATTCGCGGATGTGTCCCACTCGGCATATGCGTCCCAGGCGTAGTCCTGGTCTGGTTGCGTGCTGCCTGGGTCTGGCGTTACGCTGACGGTTGGACGGATGCCCTCGTTCGATGAGATGCCGTCGACGCGGGCGGCTGGCGTGTCGCTGCCGCCCAGCGTGACCGTCCCCTCGTCGTCAAACAGCGCGGGAAAGTTCGCGTAGCCCCACGAGGTCGACGACAATGAGGCCCACATGTTGCCGATGGTATCTGGCCCGCGATTGGCGACGTAGAGGTTCTTGCCCGCATTCGAACCCTCCTCAAATCCGTTATTCCCGAGTCCGCTGATGAGATTAGCGACGATCAGCATATAGTTGTTGTCGATCAGAAACTCAGTTCCACCGCTCGCAAAATGCGAGACGTTGTACCCAACTCCTGTGGGAGTGCCCGTCTGAGCAAAATGGAAGTTTTCGGCCGCTGCGTTGGTCACGTGGCAATCTGTCACAACGCCCTGTCCGATCTCCGAGTAGACTCCCTTACCGCCCATGTCCTTCATTACCAGGCCAGTGAGCGTCCCTTTCTTACCGAGCACATAAGCGCCGTCGCCGCCACAATCCCGCCCAGTAATATTGGAGATTGTGAAATTCTCTGCGTTGTTGCTGCCGACGTAGACGGCTTCGGCGTCGTATCCCTCGACCGTGCAGTCTCCGACTGAGAAGTTCTTGAGTGCGCCGTCGATGGAGATACCCGCTTCGTTGTTCGCAGTCCCATTTTCCTTCAGGAAAGTGCAGTTCGTGATAGAGACGTTGTAGGAGGTCCCACGGAAGCGGACGCCACGGTCGTGGTCGCCGTAGAACGTGCAATTGGTAATGGAGTAATTGCGGCCCGTCGAGCCCGCGGTCCCGTTGTTGTGGGCGATAGCTGAGCCAGTGATGGTCGGGCCAATCATACAGCCTCGGATTGCGACGTCCCGACTCTCGTAGTCGTTACCGTCCATCGGCTCGGATTGCGTCTGGAGGGAGATCGGTCTGTCGTAACTTCCAGTGATGTGGCAGCGCTGTATCCAGGTTCGGGTCGCCGCCGTCTCGATGGAACGGTCGCCGATGTCGTGCAGCCGCAGCCCGTCGATGTAAACGTCGGCGGAGGGACTAAGGGCCGCGACACCGTCCCCTCCCTGGCCGTGCTGCTGGGGGCCAGTGTTCTCGATGTGGCCGCCAACGATCCAGCAGCGCTCGACGTCGCGCAATTGGATTGCGTCCCTGTGGTTGCCCGAGGTGTTCGCACGGTTGCCGTAAAATCCAATGTTCTCGAACCGAACGTCTGTGACAGCCGCGTTCGCGCCGACGCGAAATCCACCGTTTGAACCCCCATCGGCGGCGGATAGTATTTGGTTGCCATCGGCGGCATATGGGCTGGCGAACTCGACAGTCACGTCCGAGACGTCGATTTCCAGCCAGGCGTCCAGTTGATAGGGGGTCGCGGGCTGCTCGATGAAGACGTGATCGCCCTGGGAGAGTTGCGTGTTGATGGTGTCCTTGAGGGCAGAGAGCGAGGAGATCTCGTAGTCAGCAGTACCACCGCCAGGACTTGTCGTCGTGCTCGACCCGTCGGGCCAGGTGACCTTCGTATTGATAGTTGCGTCCTCTGTATTGACCGAATCGAACGTCGCGTCAGATATGCCGTGGTGGAATATCTTACTGATAAGGTCATACCGTCGGTAGTCCGTCGGGTCGAAATCCTCGCCGTCGTGGGCCATGCGGAAAACACCATTCGCCAGTTACATGACTCTTACGCGGCGTCACTCCGGCGTCTCGCCCGTGCCTTGGGCGTCGAACGCAGTCCGGCGCGTCTCGTCGATGTCGAGCGAGGTCCGACGGCGAAGCGGCATCAACGCGAAGATGTCGACTGCCACGCTCACGTTTGCGGTGATGGGGACCGACTCCGAAACGTTTGCCGCCTCGGCGACGGCAACCGACGCCGTGGACGTGACAGCAACCGTTTCGCCGACGCGGATTATCTCGGACAGTTCGGCCACCGACACCTGTGCAACGATTCTCGCGTCCTCGACCGCTCGTCCAACGTCCGACAGAGACGTGTCAGCCACCGCGAGGACCGCCGCCGACTCGAACGCCCGTCCCGTATCTGCGACTGCCACAGTGGCGTCGGCGGTCACAGCCACCGAATCGGATACCAGAACCGTGTCCGAGACCGTCGTCGAAACCGTCGCGGTTACGCTAGACGACTCGCTGACGGCATCGCCGACGTTCGCCGTCCCGTCGAGGTTAAGCGTCCCGTCGAGGTTAAGCGGCCCGAATAGGTTTTCAGACTCACCCGCGGCGATGGTTTTCGTCTCACCCTGTGCGATGTCGGTCATGGCTTACGCTTAGTTGACCGTCACCGACAGGTCGCCCGCCGAAATCTCGACTTCGGACACTGACGACAAGTCGCGCGACTGTGAGAGGTCGCCCGCCGCGACGAGGTGGTCCGTCGGCGACCCGTCCCCGGCCACGGTGTCGGACTGGAAGTTGACGACGAGGAACGCCGCGTCGACAGTTTGCGACGAGTCGGACGTGTCGAACGTGATGATCGTATCGTTGTCGATCCCGAAGTTGCCCGAAATCTGTGCCGTGGTGACGGCGCTCGATTGTCGGGCATACGACCCGCCTGTCGGCTCGGTCGTGATGCTCGATAACGTCGACCCGTCGCCGAGTGAGTCGGTCGTGTCGTTGTACAGCCCGACGGTGACACTCACACCGTCGATGTTGTTCTCGGTGTACCACTCCTCCCCGATGTCCGTCAACAGGTTGACCATACCCGACAGTGCGGGCGAACGGGTGATAAAAACAGCGGGGCGTCCTACTGTCGCGGTTCGACCGGACTCGACATGGCGATCCACTCGTGGGGGTTGTCTGATGTCGACTCGATACTGAACCACTGCACGCCGCGATGTCGGAAGGCACGGGCGTCGGTCTGCTGGTCAGTCATCGGCGACCGTCACCTCGACGACGGTCTTCGAGACGGCGCGGCGATACAGCGCGTAGCCGAGATTCAGCAGACCGAGCGTGGCCCACCCGATGACGAGGAACAGCACGACGTGGGCCAGCAGTGACCCGTGGTCGCGCTTCCGAAGGACTGTGGTGTCGGGCAGGTCCGACACGACCGCGTAGCCCTCGTGCTGGAACTCGTCGACGACGCGCTGGCGCTCGGCGTCGGACTGGCAGGTTCGGGTTCGGGTCATTCGTCGCTTTCCTCCAACAGAGTAGCAACGAACTCGTCGTCGGTTAGGATGTCGGTCAGCGTCTCGTCGGTGAACCAGTCCCACGTATACCTCTCGGTCTGGTGGCCGTTGGCTCCGTCCGGCGCAGGTCGGTGCCACGGTTCAATGCTGGCGATGTCGCCCGAAATCGTATCAACTGGTTCGGACGCACCAACCTCATACAAGTCCTCTGTTCGCCGGTTGATGTCCACGCCGTCGTACCCGGCCCGAATCGCGCCCCGGATGGCCCGGTCAATCCGCTGTTGCTCGAATTTGACGAGTGTCTGTATCGCGTCGGCCAGCGGCGTCGAGTCCACATCGCCGAAGTCGTCGGTGTGAATCTGAAAGTCGCCGTTCATGGTTCCCTCCCCGGCGCGGGCCGCGGTTCGGGGTCGGCCGGCCGGTCGCTCTTGATGTGGTCGAACTTCGTTTCACACTGGACCGAACAGAACCGCCGCGAGCGGTAGTCGTCGCGGTCCTGCTGTCCCGGTTCGCGTGAACACGAGGGATAGCGGCAGGTGTCGCGGGTCATCGTTGCAGGTCCTCCAGCAGTCGTTCGATCCGCCCGGTGCGTTCCTCGATAGTGGACAGCGACCCGTTGATGTCGCCCGCGCCGTCGAGTGTCATGCCGTCGCCGAGTTCCGTAACCAGCAGGTCGGCGACATCCTCGGCGAGTGCGTCGGGGTTCGGTGTTTGTCGAAGTTCTTCGGCCGTGTCGTCGCCGTCGAGCAACCGCCCGACGACCGACTTGTACGGTTCGGTGTCGTGGCGCTTGTGGTCGTCGAGGCGACCCTTCTGTTCGTCGGTTACTTCGATGGTTGTGGTTCCCATTGCTTCATGCCCACCCACGGAGTCGAACCGTGGTTTCTCCGAGTGAGTTATTCGATTAGTGCCGTCCACTTCCCAACAATTGAGTCGTTGTGGTAGACGTGCCGGGTGTTGTAGGTTTCTGACACCTTAACCTCGAATCGGTTCCCATCCGTGTCTTCAAAGTGAACCGTGTCGGTGAACTGTCCTTCTTCGCGGCCCACAATCTGTCCTTCTTTGACAATCTTCTTTCCGTTCTTGTGGTCGTATGCCAGCACGCTTTCGGCAGCAGTCTGTTGTGCTTCCATACTACAACCTTATGGCCATAGCTACTTATAGCTTTCTATAGTGTGCTATGGTAAAACAGCTATAGCCGGCTATTACGGAGAGCCGTCACCCGCGTAGTCGTCGCGGTCCACCTCGTCGGGGTCGCGCAGCAGAACGTTGCACCGACAGCCGATGCCCGGCTCCGAATCGCCCGGCACCGATTCCTTCTGCACGCCGCGCCCTTCCGCCGAGTAGTCCACTTCCCAGTTATCGCCCGGACGCTTCCACGTCCCGTCCATGGCCTCGTGGGCCGGCCGAACCCGCCGGTCGCCCGACGTGTTCCATATCTCCACCTTGTCGATCTCGGCGGCGAACTCCGACCGTGCGTGGCCCGTGGCGATATGCAATTCCTGGCGGGCGATGCGTTCGGCCCCGGTCCACCCCTCGTTGATGTCGGCCTGCTCGGCGATGTCGTCGGCGATTTCCCGCGTGCCTTTGCCTTCGGCCCACCCGTCGCCGACCGTCTCGCGGATGTCCTCGCTCATCTCGTCGGCGAACTTGTCGGCGAACTCGACTTCCCGATCCCGTAGCTGGGACTCGATAGCGTCGATGTCCACGTCCGGGTCTTCGTCCGTCTCGGCCACGGCGTCCTCGATGGCCTCGCGGGCGGCGTCGGCCGTCTCGTCGCGGAGTGCCGACTGGATGCGTGCCACCACGTCGCTGTCCTCGAAGATTTCCCGCAGTCGCCGGCCGAGCGAGGACAGGGATTTCTCGGTCTCCTCGTCGGCGTCGTCGGCGGCCAGCCGGTCGATGATGTCTATCACCTCGTCGTCCTCCAGCACGCGGTCGAACAGCGCCCGTACGTCGTCGGCGATTTGCTCGGTCAGGTCCTCTACCATGTGGGGCTGCACCGTGAACTCGTGCCAGTCGTCGGACTCTCGGAGCGGTTCGTCCTTCCGTACCGACCTATCCGCGTTTCCCGAACCACCTGCCGAGTCCTGCTGTATCTCGCTCGCGCCGTCGACGGTGTGGGGATCGGACAGCGCCACCGCCTCGTCACGGTAGCGACTCCACACCGCGTAGGCCTTCCGCTCGCCGACACCGACGGCGCGGATCGGTTGGCCGTCGAGGTCGCCCGCCATGCCGTCGGGGTATTCGTTCTCGCCGACGAACACACCGCCGTCGCAGACTTCCGCGAGGTCGTCGCAAAAGTCGATAAGCGTGGTCCGGCGCTCGAAGGCCGGCCCGCCAGCGTTGGGGAACTCCACGGCCGCGCCGGTCGCCTTGTCGAGTGCCAGCGCGAGGTCTCCGAGCGCCCCCTCGTCGTCGGGGGCCGTATCCTCGACCACCTCGTCTTGGAACCCGTTGAACTCGTCGTCGACCGGCGGCCGACCGAGTTCCTTCCGGGCTTCGTTCCGGCGGATGAGGCCACTGGAGAACTCGCTGTTGACCCGCTCGGAGATCATCTTTCGCGTCGACTCGCTCATGCCGGGCTTGAACTCAAAGCGGTAGCCCTCGCCCCAGTGTGGCGCGATGAGGTCGTGGTTGATAATCCGTTCGAGCTTCTGGAGGTACGGCCCGAGGGTGTTACTCTCGAAGTTCTGCCTCTCCCCCTGAAACGTGTTGTAGTTGACCCGCTCGGGTTCGATCCCCACCACCGCCGTCGGGACCTGGAAGGCCGAGGCGACCACGCGAGCGTACCACTTCATGCGCTCGGTGAACTCCAACTCAGAGAAGTTCATACTCATCGGCTCGAACTTCACGTCCCCGCCGCGGCCGGCGAACATGAGCGACTTGTGGGGTTTGCCCTTGACGTTCTCGGCGTTTTCTTCCTTCCATTCTTTCACCTGCTGGCGGTCCCACTCCTCGAACACCCACGCCCCCGACGGGATCGACCCGCGGGAGAGATACTGCTGTTCCTGTGTCACCGCGAGGTCGATACTCTGGAGGAAGTCCTCGACGAGCAACGTGGGCGGCATCCCGTATCGGCGATTCGACCGCGACGACATATCCGACCAGACCATTTCCGCCGCGTCGAAGAACTCGGGTTGGGTGCCGCCCCAACTCGTCGACGTGGGCGCGTCGGTCGACCCCGACCCCGGACTGTGGTGGTCGTCGAACTGCCAGTACCCCTCGACGATGCCCGTCCGGTCGTGATAGTCCTTCGTCCACACCTCCGGGGCCGTCACCTGGAGTGCCCGCGGTTCGATAGTCTCCGGGTCGGCCGCCAGTTCGTCGCCGTCGTAGGCGCTCCGGTGGAAGGCCTTCACCGTCGCCATGCTCCCGACTTCGAGGAGGTCGGCCATCCACTGCTCGACCATATCGTGCCACGTCAGATCGGGGTTGGGTTTGGACAGCAGGCGATAGATGCGCTCTGCCGTGGCGTCGGCGAGTTCGTCCGGCGCGTCGGCCTTCGAGATGGGGTCGCGTTCTTCCGGGTGCGTGGCGAGGCGTTTCCGCGTCTCGACCGCGCCGTTGGCCTCGGTGATCGTCCACGGCGTCTCGGCGATCTCCTTGGTTATGGACTGGACGAGCATCCCGACCCACGTGTTCGCCTGCCCGAGGTTCCTGAGTTGGATGGGGTCGAAGTCCCACCGGACACCACGCGACGGGTCGTACAGCCACGGGAAGTCGGCGCGGTTCTTGACGTTGCGCCCGAGCGTGTCACCGTGGGCCTTGGCGAAGGGGGCTTCCTCCGGGTCGGTCTGTGTTCGCCCGGTGTCGGTGATCCCGTGCTCCCTGGCGAACTCCAGGTTGTACTGTTCCACGTCCTCCGGCGTAGCCATCTCCGGCGCAGGTGGTCGGTCCCCACCGCCGCCGAAAATGTTGAAGTCCATACCTGTGGGTGTGCGGGCGAGTCTGTTAGGCGTTCGGGTACTTCGGGGTAGGACAGCCTACCAGTCGCCGAGTTCGGTACACGTCACCGCCTCGCCGTCGAGCGCCCGCTCGCAGGCGTCCCGTATCGTTTCCGAGAGGTCGTATGGAACCTTCGACCGTTCGGCTACGTCGTTGTCCATTGAAGCGACCGCCGATGTCCCGTCGTGATCGACGTTCCGTTTGTGACAACGCTCGCCAGACCGGCAGGAGTCGTATTGCATCGGTGGGTGGTCACCCCACAAGTCCGTCCGTTTCTGGTAGTCGCGTCCGTACTGACAATACGTCACCTGCCCCGTCGGCGGGCCGAGTACCCATCGAAGTCTTCCGGTCGGGTTCTCAAGAAACCAGTAGTCTGGTGACAAGCCGTGCATCAATCCGACCGTGTGGTGAGCGAGTGCTACGTGGTCCCGTGACTTCTCGGCTATCGGTTCCTGTTCGTCGTGGTCCCACAGGTCGTGATTTCCTGCCGGGGAGAATACCGTACACGGAACGCTCGCCAGCACCACGTCGAACTCGGTGTCGAAGTCCGACGGCCGGAGGTCGAACACGTCGGCCGTTACGTCCGGGTCGAACCGATCTTCGATGTCGACCGTCGTCACGTCCCATCGGTCGCTGTCCTCGAAGGCCGCAGAGAACCCGCCGAGACCACAGAAAAGATCGAGGACGTGGTACGTAGTCATACCTTACTGTACGCCGCCCGGCATACTAACAGTTCCGGTTAGGACAGGGAAGGGAGACCGGACAGCGTGAAAAGCGCCGCCCGGTTATGGGGTCAGACCGTGTATCGCTCGGCGACAACCAAGCTTCTTTCGTGCCCGGGCCGTGACGATGCGGCCGGTGCCACCGACCCACGACATCCGAGGGTGTCGGCCGCCGCGCGACAGTGTGACACTTGTCGGCATGGCCTATCAGCGTGTCGGTCGCTACCACTCGAACGCGCCGTCGTCGGGACCGTCCTCCGGGTCGACCCGCTCCCGGTGGCCGCAGTTGGGACACTTGACGACGACGCGATGCCCGCCCGGTGCCGGCGCAGTCCCGGCGTAGTCCATGGCCGGCCCGGCAGGACACTCCGGGCAGGCCCGGCCCGTCACCATAGTACCACCACGGCGGCGATTAGTATGCACGACAGCAGATGCACCGTTTGATCCTCTCGGATGCCGAAGTCCTTGGCGTCGGTCGTTGCATGGAGTATCGGGACGGTGGCCCCCACCGTCGCAACGTCAGCGAGTGGCGCGAGTGGGGCCACGGCGGACGCGGCGACGAGGCCATGCACCACCGAGTGTGTCAACAACGCCGCCGTACTGTCGTGCTTGTTCGATGCCATCCAGTCAGTCTGAAGTGGGTAATCCGCGACGAGGTGCGCGAGCGCGAGTGCCGTAACAACCGGGTAGAAGGTCACCATTCGATGACCACCCCGCCGGCTTCGAGCGCCGTGTCGTGGGTAAACAGCGCGTAGCGCATGGCGTCCATCAGGTGATCGTTCTCCTTGAGCGGCGCGTCCATCCCGTCCTTGTACTGGTACTGGTTGAACTCGTTGATGAGGTTCTGGCAGTCCGTACACACCGACAGGTTCTCGCGGAGTCCCTCGACGTGTCGAATCCCCTCGTCAACGGACTTGTCGGCCTCGTCGACCGTCAGCCCCTCGCGGGTGAGCTTCTGTATGGTCCGGGGTTCGTGGTCGGCGTAGATCGGCCCGCGGCCATGGTCCTCGTGCATCCCCTGGAGTTCCGCCGCCAGCGTGTCGTCGGTGACGCGGGGTTGATAGAACTCGTCGACGGCATACCACTCCTCGCCGGCCCGTCGCAGGCACACGATAGCCGACGGGACCGACCCGCCGAAGTCCAGGCCATATATCGTCTCGTCGAACGTGTCCGGCAGGTCGCCGCGGTCGATCTTGTTGCCGTCGTCGAACCACGTATACACCAACCCCTCGAACTTCACGAAGTCGCCGAGGACTTCCTGTTGATACCGCTGGCCGTCGTGGTCTTTCTCCAGCGATTCGAGATAGTCCTCCGGGTTGTGCGGGTTGGCGTGTGACGGGACCCGAAGCAGAGCCAGCCGGTCGGCACACTCGTACACGTCGGCCGCGCCCACCTCCCGATACTGCCCCTCGTGGTCGCCGACAAAGAAATCATACGTGTGATTCTTCCCGCTCGGCGTCGTCGTCATGTACCCGTTGCGATACTCCCCGACGCGAATCCGCTGGGTGAGGATTTCCCGCGCCCGCGGCGGGACTTCGCTCTCCTCGTCGATCCAAAACCACGCGAGATTCAGGCCGCGCAGTCGCTCGATGGTCTTTCGGTTATCCGCCGAGAGGACGAGCGCCCGCGACCCGTTCGGGGCGTGGATGCCCGGTTCCTCGGAGTGGGCCGACTGATACTCCCAGTTCACCGGCGAGTCGAACAACCCGAGTTGCCGCATCTCGAGAATCTTCACCCACGCCTGTCGCATCTCGCGGGCGATGTTGACCTTCTCGTCGGGCGGGGCCTGCTTATAGAGGTCCGACAGGTCGCCGAGTATGTCCTGCATCTCGGCGGTCGTCTCGTCGGCCATGCGGTCGAGTCGTTCCTGGGCCTTGTCCTGCACCTGCTCGGCACTGCCCCCGTGGAACCGACAGACGTTACTCCCTGGTATCGCCGGATTTTTGCACCGCTCGCCGGTCGACTTGGCGGTCGCGGTGCATCGGTCTGAATCGTCCATGGGGTTCTATGCTACCATGCGGTAGTCACTCGCCGGTTGTATCGGTGTCGCCGTTCGGGGCGTTCTCTGGATGTTCAGACCTGACGTGTTCGTTCCAGATGTCGATAGCGCCGTCAGTGTCGTCGGCGTCGGACAGGTCTATCGGTTCGGAGCAACCTTCGCACCTGATTTCACCGTACTCGTGATACGCCTCGTGAAACGTGCTGTAGTCCATTTCGTCACGCATCGTCGGCCCCCATCGCGTCTGTCACGGCCTCGGGCAGTTCGGCCTCTCGCTCCAGTGCGTCGAGCGCCCGGCCGACAGTCCCCGAGAGCGTTTCGCCCTCGCGGTTGTGGTCCTTGAGTCGGTCGTGGGTCGGATCGACGAGTCGAACCGTCGTCGACTCGCGGCGGTGTTCGTCACCCATTGTTATCTCTCCTCCCCGACGAGTAGGTCGGTGTCGATCTGCTCGCCCGGTTCGAGGTCGTAGTACGACACTTGACGCGCTTCGGTTGTGCCCCGTGGCCGGAATATCATCTTGAAACACCCGTCTTCGTCAGCGTAGTAGTCGCTTCCCATACAAACCGATACGCCCCCCGGCATACAAAGCGTTACGGTGAGTGGTGCTTAGTCCAGCCCCAGTGCCGCTCGAACGACACCGCGCGGGTCACCGTCGGTCTGTAGGTCTGACAGGTGGCCGTCGGGGTCGGACACACTCGTCTCGTGGTGTGTGTATACGTCGGTTGTTCCATCGCTGTTACGGAACACGTAACACTCGGTTTGCGTGCCGTCGTCGTGGGTCCAGACGACGTGAGCCATCGAGAGTTTGTCGCCATGCTCCGGTGGGCGACGTTTGATCGACGACAGCAGGTGGAGGGACCCGCCCGCGTCTCGGCACAGACCAACCACGTCCTTCACGCCGCCGTGTTCGGTCGTCACGAACTCCGGGTCCGACCGGGCGCCCTTCTCGTTGACGAACTCGGCGAACCCGAACGGCCGGCGGCGCTGGAGGACCGGGAACAGCAGGCGCTTGATGCCGTGGAGGGTGCGATACTCCGGCCACGTGAGCGAGCGTTGCCACGCGAGGCCGGCCCGAAGGACAAGCGCCAGCGCGAGGACGGCCACCGGGTTCTCGAACAGCAGGTCCACGGGCGTCATGCCTCACCACCCGAGGTCGGAATCCGCTTGTCGACGAGGCGACGGGCCAGCTTGGCGAAGTACCCCAGCGGCAGGATAATCGCCACCAGCAGGCCCCACAGGGGGACGGTCACGGGTTGGGACAGCCATTCAATCATACGCGACCGTTCGTGTCGGACCCCCTTACATTTAGGGCCCCTGCGGCGTAGGTGCAGACTATATGCAGGCCACGCCTGAGGATGCCCGGCGGTCGTTCACTGACGCGCCGTTGCGACGGGCATGGGCCGAGGTGTACTGTTTCGTGCTGACGTTCGTGTTTCACGACGGCAACAACGACGGCCGAAAGGCCGGGACCATCGTCATCGTTGGCGTGTGGGCGATGATTGAAGTCGGCGCGGCCTTTGGCTACGCTTCACTCCCCGACCAGTTCTTCTTTTTGCGCATCGTCGTCGGCGTGTTGATCGGGCGGATGTGGGGCATCGAGATCAACAACTTCGCGGGCGTCGAGTTCGCGTATGCCAGCGACGGTGGGAACGACTCGGAGGGTGACGATGGCGACGAGTGAACACACCGCCGGGTTGGTCCCAGCGGTGAACGACCTGCTGGCCGCGACGGTGATTCTCGGTGTGTATATCGTCCGATTCGGGACCGTCGACGAAGGGGTCGCGCCCGGCCTGCCGCTCCGGGTGACGACGGACCTCCTGTTGCCACTGCTGGGTGGGGTGTGGTTGCTCGCAGTCCCAACGGTGCAGGTCGTCCAACGGTTACGGTAGGAAGGGTGTGTGGTGGGCGTGTGACGGATGCACGTCGGCCCGTTGCCGACGTATGTCTGTTGTGTGCCGGGTGGCTTAGGCGTTTCGGTCAGAGTCTTCGAGAAGTTCGTTCCAAACACCAAGCCACGCGACGGATAACAGGCACCCAACGAACGCCCCGACCATCATAGACAAGAAGAACCCGCCGACGTGGTAGTAGGCCAGCAGGAACATCGGCCCGACGAACAGGGCCACCGTCCCGCCGACGACCGTCACGACCAACAGCACGAACGCGACCGGGAGTAACGCGGCTCGGAGTAGGTCGTTCATTTGTGACCACCTTCGCCGTGGGCATACAGCAGTGCCCACATCCCGAGTATGAACGCGATCCACAGGCCGGCGAACGACACCATGCCAACGAGTGCGACGGCGCTCATGACTGTCGCCCCGTCGTCGACGTGTCGCTGGCGAGGTCGTGCCCACAGACCGAACACCGATACACCAACAGACTCGCGTGGCCGACCGGACATTCCCACGGCCCGCCCTCGTTGCGCACGCCGGCCATGCTTCGAGACCACCGCGGCCGGGCCGTGGCGAGATAGGAGTGTTTGCCGGCCACATCGCCGGCGGTGAGCATGGTCATGAATACCGCCCCGGTTCGTCCTCGTACAGGATCGACACCGCTTCCTCGATTGACGCGCCGTCCGACCGGGCCTTGAACGCCTGAACCTCTGCCGGGTCGCGTGCCCGCTGGCATCCTTCGCCGTCAAGTCCACACATCGGGAGAGTCTGCTGTTCCATCCCGTCGCGTTCGACGGCCCTCTCGTCGGAAGACAGTCCGTTCCATCCGAGGGTATCGTGAGGGAAGTCGTGGGTAATCGCTTCCTCGTACTCGCGCATACGCTGGCCGAACTCAGGGAACAATTCTTCTGTCCGTTCGAGTTCCGACGGGTCGCCGTTGGCGAGACACCCACAGTCTTTGATAACCGCCCGTTCTTCCCACAGTGGGTTTCGAGGACAGTCAGACCGGAGGATAATCTCGACTCGTTCCTTCCGCGAGAGCCGGTGAACCGGATAGACTTCGGTATGCCGGCGCATCTCCCGAACCTTGTCATACCCTGCCCGAGTGTCTGACTCGTCGGCGGCGAGGCCGAGAATATACACTGGGTCGTCGAGTTTCGTCGTCAATAGTGAAATCTGCCGGTCTTTGAGTTCGTTCTTGACGTTTTCATGGGCGGCGCTTCCCGGCGCACCGTCGCGGCGAAGCCACTCCAGAAAGTCCTCGTCAGTTCGGAGCGTCCACAGTTGAACACCCAACCAGTCACACAAGAGTTCCGTGTAGATTCGGTTTAACGGCACGCCGATCCCGGTGTCGAGATATATTGCGTGTGGCTTCTTGGCGAAGTTTCCGCCGGCCCGATTCGTTTCGATGGCATCCAGTGTGACGAGTGCCGCCGCTGTGCTGTCGATCCCGCCCGACATGGACAGTACCCAGTCAGGATGGTCTTCGGCACGCCCCGGCGCTCGTTGGTAGTGGTCACTCATAGCGACCCCCGAACCATCTCCTTGAAGAACGCCTCGACGTACTCCTCGCCGCAGTGTTTGCACGAGATTACCCCGTCGGGGTCGTCCCGTGTATCTGGAACATGAACCCGGTGGCCGCATTTGGGCAGGGTTTCGAGTTCGTCGAGATACCCCAGCAGGCGCTCGCGGGACCCTTCGGTCCAGGCGTAGCGCCACACGAGTTTGCCGTGTGACCGCTCGCGGTCGATCTTCTCCAGCGCGCCGGCCTGGATGGCTTTTTGCAGTGTGCCCTTCGTGTCGTGGACCTGTGCCGCCGCACCCTCGCCGCCCAGCGGCGTCTCGCGGAGGGTGAAGTCCTCGTATTCCAGCAGCGGTTGCAGGTCGTGGATGATGGGGTACAGACGGGAGATGGACGACGGCGCGCGGTTGCCGGTCTTACTCATCGGCATCACCATCAGATACCAGAGCTTCGTATATCGCACGCCAGCCTTCTTTTCGGATGCTCGGTTGTTTTGTCTGTCCCGAGTAGGCCTGTCGGACCGAATAATGTGTTCCTTCTTTCAACCCGAGACGGTCGGCGATATGGGTACAGTAGTCCATTGAGGACATACCACCTCGGCTGTTTCGAGTTCCGGTAGCGTGGTCAATCGGACCGAGTGCGACCACCGCCGCTTGTAGGCTCCGAATTGTCGGTTCTGACACAGAGAACTCGTCAGACACGTCAGACTGTGACTTTTCGGTTGAAACATATTCGATGGTCGCTTTGATACTCGACGGCGCGCGTCCTTGTGAAGTGAGTTGGTCGAACGTGTCGTGCCACTCCTCAGGGAGGTCGTCTTTGTGGTCGTTGAACAATCCGCCACTCATACCATCTTCACCTCCGGGTCGTCGCCGTCGTCGAACTCCCGGTCGCCGACGAGATACACGAACCCCTCGCGTTCGAGCGCGTCAAGTTCGCGTCTCGCCGCCGCGGCGTCGACGCCCGCGGCCGTCTGCTGTTCGACTTCGCTCAACAGATACGAGCGCTGGAGCGACTCGTTGTCGGCCTGCTGGATGACTTCGCGGATGGTTTTTCGGATAGCGGTACGGTCGTGGGTGGGTGAGTCAGTATCGCTCATAGTTGGATTTCGTCGCCGGTTTTCGCATCGATCACGCGGTCGTGCCGTGGGTCGTCACCGCGCCGTAGGCACGACGTACAGTACACACGGGTCTCGGCCCCGCCGTTGGGTTGCCGGAGTTGTGGGTTCCGGTCGCCGTTGGGGCAGGCCCGCCGCCACGGATCGGCCTGGAGGTCGTCGAGTGTTACGTCAGGCATCCGCGGCGAACACCTCCCAGGCCGGCGTGAGTCCGTCGGCTTCGATAGCCTCCCGAGCCTCGGCCATGACCGATTCGCTGGCCGGGATATGTGGGTTCGGCCCGAGTTCGCCGTCGGCGTACAGCGCGGCTTCCGTCCGAAGGATGTCCACGCTGGCCGTCGTCGAGACGCCGGGCGTGTAGAGTGCCGACACGTCCACCTCAACAGTCTGTTTCGTGTCGGCCGGACCGCGGATAACACGTTCCCGAATCTTGTTATCGTCCTCGTTGATCTTGTCGAACGTCTCGACGAACTCGTCGCCCTGTCGTTTGCGTGCCAGTGCCAGCAACTTCCCGATCTCTCCGGTTCGGTCGTGTGTCATTGTGTTACCTCGATTTGCTCCGCTATCTCGTCGTATTCGACAGCATCCATCGGGTATGGGTCGGTGTAATCGTGGAGGTCGTCGTCCCCCACCCATACACCTTCAACCCACTTGACCCACTGCTGTCGTGAATCGGTCCATACCTCGGAAGCTGGATGTTCCCACAGCAGGCCGCGCTTCTTGAGTTGGCGCTTGTACTGTTCGACAGTCCGTTCAGTCGCGCCGCCGATGTCCTCGATGGCGAGTTCCACGTCGACTGACTTGATAGGCGGTTCGTGGTTGCTGTAGATGCGTTTCGCTATCGCCCGGGCCGTCTCGGGAACGCTCATTTGCTTCGAGTGGCTTGTGCGTGTGTTTTCATCGCCGCCGTCGAGAGAGGACAGGACCCGATCTAACTTGTCCTCAATCCGCTCGAAGCGGTCGCGGTCGGTATACTCCCGAATCGCCTGTCGAGAGAGTTCAGACACCGACTTTCCCGACTCGTCAGCCCACTGTTCGAGGTCGGCTTTCTCCCCGTCAGTGAGATAGACCGTCACGGGATTGTCGCGTTCGGCCATGAATCACGACCCCCGCTGTACTAGCAAAGTGCTAGTAGATTTGTTTGGTTTACTTACACTACTACTAGCAAAGTGCAGTGTGACAGTAGTAGTAGTAGTGAAGGTTTTGCCGGTTCTTCGTGTGTGTTCGTTCGGACACACGCCGCCGTCCGGCGATTCGTGATTGTAGTCATACCCCACTCCACTCTTTCGGAGCGGGTTCGTGTGAACACACACACGTACTGTATCAATCGGTCGGCCGTGGGCCGTGGTTTGGTCGTCCATGTGGGTCGAACCTCCCGAGAGAACAGACCGGATCGGGACCCCACACCGCAACCGTTACAACGGAACGAACCCAACCAACTCATGCATAGGGTCGGCGGGGTCTTCCTCCCGTCGTTCTCTCGTTATCCCATAGTAACAACGCCGACACTAAAAACGTTCCTACTGGTTCATAGCCACGGCTTACGCCGCTCAGTCCCGAAACCGCAGTTCGGGAAAGAACCGGCCACAGTCGTTACACTCGAACGGGCGGGAGACGACCCCCAGCGAAGCGTCACAGTGCGGGCATTTCATAGTTCGATGGCGTACTCGGTCCCGTCGGTCGCGTCATTCGCGCACTCCAGACACCGCTGGCCCTCGAACGCGCCGGACTCGGCCAGCACGTCGGCGTCGGCCCCACACTCGGCACACCCGTCGGGGCCGTGCGTGACGGGATCGGCGGCCTGCTGTTTGGCGTCCTCGCCCCACGCCCGGACCTGGGCTTGGGTGATCTCAGAGTGGGTGCCGTGGTCGACGAGCGTGGTCCAGGTCTCGCCGTTGGCGGCCGGCATCCCAGCGGCGTCACGGTCGGGCTGGACGTGGTGGACATCCGCGCCGTCCAACTGCGATAGCGACACGTCCTCGCCGAGCGTGCCGTCGGGCAGGTGCCACGCGACCGCGGCCAGCCGATGCACCGACACGAACACGTCGTCGGCCCCGTCGCCGGGCGAGTGCTCGCGGCGCTCGGTCGACCGCACTCTGGCGTACCCGCCGCCAGTGTAGCCCGCCGCCGAGGGTTTGAACTCGAAGCGTGGGCGCGCCCGGCGGGCGTAGGTCGGGCCGACGACATATTCGGGTGTGGTTGCCATAGGTTGATCTCTTTCGTTACTGCGACTTGATACGGGGCGCGCACATCATGGTCACGTCGACCGCGCCGTCGCTATGCTCGTAGTCGAGTCGGCAGGGCCACTCGTCGCCGGCCCGAATCCGAACTGCGGCCTGCTTGGGCAGGGCCGACACGAGGTCCTCCCAGTACTCGTGACTGAACAGTGACTCGGCGTCGGCGTCCACCGATGACCCATCCTGTAACGACTCGCCGAACCGAACCCGCGTGTCGTCAGTGTCGCCCTCGCCGATAAAGTGGACAGGATTCTCTCGGTCGGGGTCGCTGTCGATCTCGACGTGATCGGACACCATGCCCACCACGTCGATAGCGTGTTTCACGGCCGCACCGTAAACCTCCACGTCGGTCGTCATCCCGTCCGACGTGTCGCTGTCGTCGACGGACGTACCGTCTCGAATCGCGTCGGGATCAATCAGAGCCATGTTGTAGTCGGCCGATCCGATGTCGACGTTCAACCGGCGGTTCTCGGCGTTGTATTCCAACTGTACGAGCGTGTCCGAATCGGCCTTGTCGATGAAATCGTGTAGTTGTTCGAGATTCAACCCCAGGCGAATCGGTGCATCGCCGACGTGGTAGTGCTCGAACGCTTCGGCGTCGAGCCACTGGTTGACCATGGCGACGTTCGCGGGGTCAACCGGCTGTCCGTACAGTTCGCCGTCGCGGGCGAACAGCGTAGCCTCCTGTACGATACTCTCGAAGGTGTCGAGGAATCGGTCCAGCGTCGATTGTCGGATGATGGCTTCGAACTCCATTATAGAATCTCCTCCTGGGTCTCGTAGCGGTCGGCCAGCGCGTCGAGGTCGTCCGACAGCGCGCGAAGGGTCGCGGCGTCGGGGTCGTGCCGGCGGATCGTCTCCTTCACGTCCTCGCGGAACTCGTCACTCATCGGCACCACCGCAGACCATGCTGGCGAACTCGTTTTGTTCGAACTGCGCTTCTAACTCAATTCCTACGGCGTCGGTGAAGGCCCACCGAAACACCTCTGCCCGAATACCTGTGTCGTCGGTGCGTTCAATCATAGCCTCTCCCGGTCCGGTGTCAACCACTTCGTATTCGTTCCCGTCGAACGCAACCGTCTGCCCCATCTCTAAGTCGTCGGGGTACACGGGGCTGTCGTCACTCATTGGTACACTCCGGTAGCAGGTCCCGAACGTATTCGGACGTGTTCGAGTAGCCCTTCTCTGTCGCGGCCTCTTTCACCGCGTCCTTTTCTTCTGGATCAACGTATACGCTTAGTTCAACTACTGCCACGTCTGCACGCACGCACGCAGACACTATATAAGTTGTCCTTACCTCGGCGAACACAACGGCTAAAAGAAGCCTACTCGGCCGCGGCGCGGGCGTTCTCGACGGCCAGTTCGTCGACGTGTTCCGCGCCGGCCGGGTCCCACCCGTCGCCGTCGTCGCGGTACTCACGCCGAAGCCACTGGTCGACGGTCGTCAGCGGCTCGAACACGAGTGCGTGCCGCCCGGTCTCGGTATCCCAAGCCACCACGACACTCTCCTCGCGGGCGGGCAGATCGTTGACGTTCATGCCGACCCCTCGGTGACGGCGAACAGATTGAGTCCGTGGCGGTGGTGCAGGAACGCGGCGTCCTCGGCGTCCGACACGGGGATGCCGTCCTCGCGGCGCTGGGTCGGGCTGGCGAAATACGTCGTGTCGGTCATTCGTCGGTGTCCTCAGTTTCGGGTTGCATTTTCCGCACTGTGTCAGCCGTCTCGTGCAGGTTCTCGATAGTGGCGTTCAACTGTTCGACCACTTCGTCGGCGTCGTCGCCTTTCACCTTCACGTCGATTTTATCTTGATCTCGCGTTCCGGTACCCCGAGTAACCTGTGTCTTCACGCGGATTTTGTCGGCCGATTCGTTGACGTTGTAGTTCGGTACAACCTGCTGGTTCGAGAAGTCGATTTCGTCTGTCATAGTCGTTGTAACACTCCACCGTGACGACCGGCCACCGCGACCGGCCGCCGTTCCGGGGAGCGGGCGGGCGTCAGGCCCACCCTTTCGCGCGGCGGATGTATTCGAGCGCGTCCACGTCGCCGTATTCCTGCACGATCAACGCCCGCGAGATGCGTCGGTCCATCGTCTCACCGTCGTCGGTCCACTTACTCATTGATGGAAGATATACCGCGTCACACCACTGTCGATGTTCGTCTGACTACACTCGCCATTGTATACGCGCGGCCCGTCGACGCGGCCACACTCCGGACACTCGCAATTCTCGACGACGGCCTGGACCGACTCGCCACACACCGGACAGTCGTCGCCGTACTGGAGTCGCGCCTCGAACGCCGTCATGCAGCCCCCTCCGAAACGCGGTCGAGCGTGTCCTGCACCGCCCACGCCGCCGCGTCGAACGTCTCGAAGTCAGGGAGTTGGTCGTATGCCAGTGCGTCCGCGGCCACCTGTGCCGTGGTCTCTGCCATACCTACAATATGCCACCCGGCACACTAATAGGTTCCGGTTGCACACTAACCCGCGCTAAGGCTTATTGTCGGCCGGCCGCGTAGGGGCAGTATGCCGAGTGATAGTAGCGAGTATATGTTTCCTGACCGGGAGACAACCAGCTACCTGTTCCGCGTGCCCAAAACAGACTGGGACGACTGGAAACGCCGCGTGCCGCGCGACGTGCCGCTGTATCAGCGTATCCACACCCTCCTTCAACAGGACACGCGAGCGCGAGCAACGGGCGACACCGACGAGGTGGTCTGTTATTCCTTCCTCGTCGACCCGGACCTGTGGCGGGACTGGCTGGACGTGATGGATCACACCGAAACCTATCACGAACGCATACAGTCGCTACTCGCGGAGGACATCCGCGCGAGCTACGCCGCCGGGTGGGACGACATGGACGAACGCACCGCGCGGTTGATCGGCGACCGCGTGAAACACCGCTCGAACACGGCCATAAACGCACTGGAGAATGGCAACGTCGAGAAGGCCCGCGAGGAACTGGAGGAGATCAACACGCTGGCCGAGCAGTTCGACGAGTAGGCTTCACTTTCACCGCGGTATCAGCACCCTTATCTGCCACCCGGCACACCATACACCTGTCGCCGTCCGTGGTGGGACGGTGACGGATGCACGCATGACGAACGACCAACAGCGAACTGACCGTGCCGTATCGTATCTCACACGCCGCCGTGCCCTCGCGGGTGCTGGCGTCCTTGTCGCCTCTGGTGGGAGTGTAATCGTCGCGTCGGACCCGGCCAGCGCCGCCGTGTCAGTCGACGAGTTGTCGATCCCCGACGAGTCCTTTACCCGGGGGTCCGTCACGCCCCAGCTTGACGTGACCGCGCAGTATCGGTATGACGCTGGCAGTCAGCCCGTCGAGCGCCTTCGCTTCCGGTTGTTGATCGACGGCGAGGAAATCGCGTTGACCGACCTTGTAACCGACCGCGCCACGCTGGAGAACAGTACTACACTATCAGGTGTCGTCACCGACGCCGAGGCGTGGAGTGAATCGGACTTCGCGCCCGACGTGGCCGAAACCGTCGAGCGCGAGGTGACTGTCGGCCTAGAGTTCGCCGTGCTTGACCGCGAGGGTTCGGTAATTGTCAAGGACAGCGCGACCGATACCGCAGTGGTGTCGGTATCGCACCCACAGGAGAGTAAGATTACCGCGTCGGTCGGCGGGACTGGCGAGTTCTCGGCCGCAGACAACTGACGGCGACACGCGGCCCTATTTTTTGGCGGTGGGGTGATGAAACGCCCGCTCAGTGTGCCCGCTTATCTATATTCCGACCACTCTTCAAGCGAAAAATTGCCAGTGTCTCCTGCGGACACGATTTTATAGTATTGGCCAGCAGGGACTCGCAATGTCGGGATTGATGGGCGGGTAAATTCTGCTGCTGACGTATTACCTTCTCGCATGATTACATTGTCAGTCTGAGACGTATTAACGTGTCCTTGGAGTGTGACATTCACTCCATCCGCATTAGCTACTGCATTTGCTGTAAACCAAATATCACGGTTTGATGGTGCCTGATACCAGGTGTCAAAACTCCGCGAACCGGCCAATTTTTCCCAGTTGTACCCGGGAGTGGTATCAACAGCGGCTGTACTGAGCGATTGCGCGTCTATCGCCCCGGCGTTCGTAATATCGTTCCCGCTCATGTTCACCGGCCCGCGACTGACGAACTCGCCGGCCGTTTCGTCGTACTCCAGCAGGACCGTCCCACCGTCGAGGTCCTCGACGATGATAAAGCGATTATTCGCCGTGTCGTCGCCCGTCCGATACTGTGCGTCGGTCGCGTCAGCGCCCCAGTTAAGTCGACGTTCCCCGGCCATAGGTTGTTATTACCACCGACCCACGCCGGCCGCAAAAGCGTAGCGGCGACTCAGGCCGTTAGAATCACCGGCCCGACCCACGACGCCCGTGTCCCGTCGGTCTGTTCGACACTGGGCCGGTGCGTGAACTCTCCCCACAGGTCGGCCGTCGCTTCGCCGTCTACCCGAACCTCGAACTCCCCGACGCTCGTGTCGACGCGGTTGTCGGTCACGATCTCGATGTCGCTGTCCTGGCCCGACAGCACAGCGTCGGCCGGGTCGGATTCATACGGCCGCTCGTACATGGCCCACTCGACGGTCGCGTTCGTGATGTCCACGCCGTCGCCGTTGGCGTCGGTCACGCGGAAGGCCAGCGTCCGGTCGTCGCCGGCCAGCCAGTCCTCGACGGCGGGGAGGTCGGCGACGTAAATATTCAGGTCGTGCATGGCTATATCTGTTCTTCGAGGCTACTAAGGCGTTCCTCCAGGTCGTCGATGCGGGACTGCTGGGCGCGGCAGATGTCCGCGAGCCACTTCGACAAGCTGGAGATGTCTGTCCCGACCACGTTGCCGTCATCGTCGAGCGGTTGGCAGTGGTCCGGCGGCCCGTGCCCCTCCGCGAGCCCCGAGAGTGGGTCGCCCCCGTCTGACAGTTCGCTTCCGGTGTCGGCGTCGATAAAGGCATAGGCGTGCATCTCCGAAAACGCATTGAACGACTGGCCGACGTTGCTTACGTTGTCGTTGTTTGGGACTATATCTGCGGTGTCTGTCCCGAGTTCGAGTAAGCTGTTGGCCGTCACTGTCGAAGCGAATACGGATATGAGGGGGTTTATGTCTCCGATCTTCCCCGCTACTGGGTCCGACGGGTTCATTTTGGCGAACGTCTGGCCCGAAGCAGAGTCGAGTTCTGTCGTAAATTCAAAGAACGAGTCCGCGTTCGCCCCGATGGTCAACTCCCCAGTGTCAAGATTCAGCGTGTCTATCTCGTCGGCCGTGATCGAATTGGCGATTAGTTCTCGCGCCCCCACGGCGTCGGCGTCGATCTTCCCGGCCTCCACTGCGTCGGCGGCGATGGCCGTTGCCGTCACCGCCGCCACGTCAATCTTCCCGGCCGTGACACTCCCGACCTGGAGCTTCGGCGTCGAGATAGAATCGTCCTGCACCTTCACCTCAGAGATGGCTTCGGTTCGGACCTTCGCCTCGGCGACGGCCTGGTCCTGTATCTTGTCGACCGACACCGAGAGGTCCTGCAACTTCGATTCGGTTATACTGTCGTCGCCGATCCGGTCACCGCCGTACACCGACCCCGGTTCTGTCGTGTCATCCTGTGACTTTGACCCGCGATTGACGTTCTCGATACTGACGCCCGACCCCTCACCCACCTCCAGCGTCACGCGGCCCTGTTCGAGCGTCTGTTTTTCGATCACCAACCCCGACGTGTCGATGTTCTTCCCGTCGTCGGTGAGGTCGATGGTGAAGTTCGCCAGCGGCTGGGTCACGTCGCCGATCTGTTCGGTCACGAGGACGGTCGCCGACGCCAGCGGGTCGGGGATGATGAGTTCGTCAGCATAGGCCTGAGCTTCGCCCGCCGTCGCCGCGTAGCCGATGTTAATTTCCTCCGAGCGCCGGCCGTACTCCGAAATACTCGTGGCGTCGGTCGCGGTCGCCGACACCGCTTCCTCGCCCGTGGCGATGACTGTCACGTCGTTTCGCACGGTCGCCACACTCCCGTCGTCGTAGGTCTCAACCACCGCCTTGTCGGCCTGGGTATCTATTGAGTTCCACGTCCCGCGGTCGCCTTTCGGTTCGACGTTGATGGTCGTGCCCGACGGGTCGACCCACCACACCCGGCCCGTCCGGTCGGTCATGTCGCGGAAGATAGCCGTCAGTTGCCGGTTCTCCACGTCATACCCGCTGTCGAGCGTCACGTCGTTGCCCGACCACGACAGCATGGTACTGTCGCCCCGGTTCGAGTTGTTGAGTGCGGCCTCCAGCACGTCGATAGCGGTCACGGTGCCAGACAACGACAGCGAGATGCGTTCTTCGAACAGTGCGTCGTGTGGGTGGACGACCGAGAGACTGACCTGTCCGTTACGGTTGATGGACCCGGCCGATTCGGTCTGCCCTTCGAAGACTGTCGTCCCGTCGATGACGATTCGACAGTCCTGATTCACGTCAATGGGTTCGTTGGCCTGTGTCGTCACCGACGCGCTCGGCGTCGGGGCAATTGCCGACGTGGTGATTTCGACCGAGAAGCGGCTGTAGTCGATAGGTTCGTATGCCCCCGACCGTCGGAGTTCGATGTCGGTCGCCATGTCCAACGCGACGGTATCGCGGGCCTAAAGCGTGCCGTGGGTTAGATGGACTGCCCGCGGCGGAGTCGGATACGACAGCCCGTCCACTTCGGGTTGCTTTGGGACAGGATACTCGGCTCGACGTTCTCGAAAAACACCTCGTCGCCGTTGAACGCTGACCCTGTAAGGTGGTCGAGTTGCCACGACGCCGCAAAGTCTGGGGCCTGCACTGTCTGTTCGAGATACGTCGCCTGTTCGTCGATAGTCTGGACTGTCGAGGAGTGGGTCCCGTTGGCCCGGTCCTGGCCCGAGTCCCAGAGTGAACACCGGATCGTGATTTCGGACTGTTTGCCCGAGATTCCCAACAGGATGTTCTCCGACGCGGCCAACCCCGGCGGTGCGACCGAGAAAGCTTCTTTCCGCGACGAGATGTCCACCGACTGCACGGGGTAAATGTCATACGACCGCTCGTCAGACTCGCCAGGGTTGAGCGTCAACCGGAGCTTTTCGAGGTCGGACACACTCATGGCAAAAAGTCGACACTGCCCTGTTCGATGTTCTTGGCGAACGCTTCAAGACCGCCCTGTAGTTCGATGGCGAGACCGCCCAGCGGGAACGCTCCCGACGCCGCAGCGTTGACGGTGTTCTGTGTGGCTTCACTCGTCGCCACGTCCTGCGCGCCCTCAACTACGTCACCGGGCAATGCGTTGATGATGGACGACGCGAGGTTTCTGGGCAGGTTCTTGAGTTTTGTCCAGATGTCGCCGAGCGTCTTCGTGGTCTTGTCCCACACGGCTTTCCCGATAGCCGCCGCGCCGTTGGCGAACCACGACGCGCCCGACTTGATGTTCTTCCAGATTAAGTCCGGTAGTGACGACAGGAACGACCACACCATGCCGGGCAGGTTTGACAGCAGTTCCTGTAGCTTTGGCACCCCCTTCATTGCGATGTCCATGAACTTCATCCACGTCGGGAGTAGCTGAATCAACCACCGGAGGACGGGCGACAGCAGGCGAAGCAACAGCGCGGCGAGTGGGGCCAGCGCCGCCTGGAGGATCTTGAGCATGGGCGTCAACAGGTCAAGCAACGGCCCCAGCAGTTGGGACAGCAGGCCGCCGATGATGCCGCCGCGGATGGACTGGCGAAGGCCACCCTCGCCACCACCGCCACCGCCCGCGCCGCC